GGGCGAACGCGGCTATCGCCAGAGGTTGACCAGACGTACTCCACCACGCCTGCGTCCTGCTGTTGCTGCTGGGTGATGTCACCGTTCAGCTTGGCGATCTGGTCGCGGGCAAGCAGTTGGGCGTGTCGCCGGTCTACGCTGTACGTCCGCTGAATCTGCTTGACGATGGCCGTCGTGGTTTCGCCGTTCCGATAGCCCTCCAGCACGATCTGGCGCATACGCCCCAGACTTTCCTGCGGGATGGTCTTGATGAGCGCCACGTTATCCTCGACCCAGCGTTCCATCATCGTTCTGTACAGCTCGCCGGTGTAGTAGTCATCCATCAGGTCGATGCCCAGCGTGGACTTGACGGCTTTCTTCCACTCACGGATGCTCAACTTCCGCGTGAGCTTTGCCATAGACTCGATCTTGCTGCGCAGGCCAAACATAGAGGTGCGCCGCTCCAGCTCCACGGTCATCTTGGAGAAAACCGTTTTGACCTTTGCAATCAGGTCTGAAGCGTCATCATGGCGCTGACCAGCTTCACGCTCTGCGCGGGCCGCGTCCCTGATCTCCGGCAGATACTCCTTCAGCAGTTCGTTCAAGATACGGATGTAGGCATTGGTGAGCCGCTGGAACTCGCGTTCCGCCTGCACAGGGTACTTGGATGAATATTTGCATATCAGGTTATCGTGACTGCCGAAGCGGTGGCGGAGCAGGTCTTGTACCATGTGTCCGTGGACGGTATCATTCACTGTTTTCGCCTCCTTTTCTGGTTCTGAACAGCAAAAAAGCGGCGATTTACACCGCCGCAGTTGAGATTATGGCTTAATGCCCTCTGAGAACTTCTGATGAGTGCCGGGAAACATCCCAAATGTGCTTGTGGGATAATTTTGTGTCAGAGGGTTGAAAGCCGCTGGATGGCTTTATTTGCGGCAGTTGCAAAAAGCCCCTGCCTGATGCTCGGCCCCGCGCCCGCACCGTTGGCAAATTTGAACGAAGTGAAAATTTGACAACAGGTTACGGTTTGGTTGGGTAAGGTACGGTTATAGTCGGACGCTCCGCCGGATTGTCCGGTGGACGTTCCTGCGGATTTTGGTCTGTTTTCGGCCATTTTTGAATATTTATCCAAAAACAGGTGGATATATTCCCAAAACAGCCAATTTCGTGCTTTGCGTTTTCCGACCATTTCGGTGATTGCGGTGGAAAAGCGGTTCTTTTCCAGTTTACAATCGCCATGATGTCGGTTTACAATGCGGTGAACTGCGGTAAAACGGGCGGTTCCTTGCAAAGCAGGCGGAAGGTTTCCCGGCCCTTCGGGGTGATGAGCGTCTGGGTTCCGGCCCAGTCGTTGTGCCGGCCCGTGCGTTCCTTCACCTCGAACAGGCCGTTGTTTTTTGCCGCATACGGCATCAGCTTGTTCTTCTGGTCGCGGTAGATGTACTTGTGTTCCAACAGCCAGCCTACGAAGTCCTTCTCCTTGATGCCCAGCTCCTTGGCGGTTTCGCGGAAGTTGGTCAGCAGGTTCCGGGCCACCAGCTCATCAAAATACTCGGCCTTCGGCTGCATGATCTGGTTCTGCGCCGTCAGCTCCTTGATGCGGGTATCGCGGTCGGTCAGGGTCTTCTGCGCCACCAGCAGGGCCTTTGCCATAAGCTCCTGCGGGGAAAGCTCCTCCTGCCCGGCAATGTAGCCGCCATTCTTGCGGATGCTGGGCAGCACCACGGCCGTGACCCACTTGCGGAAGGGTTTGGCCTCTGGCTTATCGCTGCGCAGGATGACGTTGTACAGGCCGGACTCGCTGATGATGGTGGCATTCTGCACGCCGCCAAGGGTGTCAATCTGACTTACCCCCTTCTCATCCTCGTCCAGACGGTCTGCAACCATGCGGCTGTTGCCCAGCCCTAAGACTTCGCACACATCCCGCAGAACGAACCACGGTTCGCCGTTCAGGTTCAGGGTGCGCACCAGTTTGCTTTCTTCGTATTTGAAAATCGTGACCTTGTTCATAATCTATCTCCGTTCCGTTTTTGAGATAGGAAATTCGGGCAAAGAAAAAGAGCGGTGGTTTCCCATCGCTCTTTGCTGTACGTTATTCGGTTCTCAGGTGATGATTTCGGCTACGCCTTTCGCAAGCTCGGCAGCTTTTTTCATCAGGGAGTTTTCTTGCAGGTACTCCAGTCCCTTCAGCGTGATACGCGGCGTAGAGCTGGAGATAAGGATGCTGCCATCCACGGTCCTCTGCACAGAAAAGCCGTCGATGTAGCCCTCCTTGGAAAGCATCTCCATCAGCGCCATCCAACGCTGGTCAGAGAGCTTCAGCGCCTTCGCAGAGATGCAGTCCATATTGGGTTCATCGTAATCCAGCGCCTTTTCCAGATACCGTAGAATGCGGTAGATGACTCTGAAGTTATCCATGCTCACTCCACCTGCTTTCCTGCTGCCCACGCCTCGCGGGCTTGGTTCAGGCTCATGTGGTTCTCGCAGTCCTCCTCATCAGGAAACTCCTCCTGATAGCGGTCATGGAACCACTTGCAGACATCGCAGACATCGCCGTCATCGACAAGTTCGGTCTGCCCGCATACCGGGCATTTAACTGCCTTGCTCATCGTCTTCCTCCTTCAGGTCCTTTTCCCTATTGAACTCGTAATACTTCATGGCGACTTCGGGCCGTGCCTCGCCAGTCTTTCGGTTGCACTTGGCTTTCATGTAGGTTTTAAGCGGCCCACCGGGAACACCGGTTGCGTACTCTGTCGTTTTGGTGTTGAACCGAACAACTACGCCATCAGGCCGAGCATAACCAATAACATCACCGCCACAAGGCTGCTTCAGAAAGTCGATGCCTTTCTGCTGGTATTCCTCTTTCGTCGCAAAGCCCATCTCAGCCAGCCCGTGGCGGGTGGCATGATCTTCAAGCCTTGTAGGAGAAGCAAACCCAGTGCAGGGGACATTTTCGCCTTCGGGAGATACCGCAGGCCCGCTTTCGGTGGAGCCAGAACTGCTACCCTCGCCATCTGCGAACTGCCCGTTTTCATCCCGTGGGTGGTCGGCTTCGTTGAAGTCCATCCTATCTTTCATCTTAGCATTTTGTGCATCCGATGTCAAACCGGGATTTGACGATAAAACGTCAAGCAACGCGGCGATGCTCTGGGCAAACGGCGGGAACAGACGTTCCGGATTCTGAGTGGACAGCTCGGCCACCTTTTCGGCGGTGATGAACCCCGGAGAGGCCATCTCGCCATCAGCGCACCGGATGCTGCCGTCAAAATCCGTGCAGAGGAACACATGGGACGGGCAGTACGGCGGTTTCAGGTCGCTCAGGAAGGCTACCGGCATGAGGTCTTTCGGCGTGATGCCGAACTCCTCCTGTGTTTCGCGGATGGCTGCATCTTCCGGGGACTCCCCCGCCTCGATATGCCCACCCGGTCCACCAACAGAGCCGCCCTTCAGGCGAGTGCCGCAGAGAAACCGGCCATCCTGCACAACAAGAACGCCGACACCGCGGTCAGTGTCGGCGGCATCGGCATTGGTGGTCGGCGGAGTGGCCGTAGGTGCTACGGTAGCGCTCTGTTCCTTGCCGCCCGGAGCCTGCCCCTGCTCAATGTTCTTCTGGGCGGCTTCCACGTCGCTCATGGTGCTTGGCTCAGTACCCAGCAACGACTGTAATAGATCATCCTCGTCATCCTCGGAGATGATGTCTTCGACATCAAACTCCTCATCGGACGCAAGGCGGCGGCGCACCTCGGTGGGGTCGAGCGCCTGCATATCGACGTATGCCTGCGCAGTCTGGGCCTTGACCAGAGCGGTCTGAGCCTTGGTCTGGTCAACTGCGGCCTGCTCTGTGTCGCTTAGGCTCCACAGGGGCTTGAACTCCAGTTTGTAGTCGGGTTCCTCGGCCACATCGCCTGAAGCGATGCCCGCCCGGAACACAACGTCCAGCAGTGTGCGGAGGTTACGCTTCAGCATCAAGCGCTGAATCTTCTCCACAAAGTTGTAATAGCTCTCGAAGTCACTGTCGCCGGTGGCGTTCATGCCGGCCGGTGAACGGCCAAACAGAATCGTCTGGGGGATGTTCGTTAGCGCGGACAGCATATTGCAGGTCGCGTCGATGACATCCTTGACACCGGAAAACTGAAACGTCTTGAAGTCGTACTGCTCTCCCTCGGAGTCAATGGCGATGCTGTTCAGCAGACCACGGGAAGTGTCTACAAGCTGTAGGCGCTTCAGCACTTGGTTCTCGCCGTCATCCGTGGTCAGCAGAGAGGCAAGGCCCTTCATGCTGTAGATAGCCTGTACGCTCCGCTCCAGCAGCTTCACGCTGTCGGTGTGGGCTGTTACGGTTTCCCGCAACGCCCGGCGAATGCGGACGTATTCAGGCATACCCCAGAACAGGTAGGTTGCATTGGAGGTCTGCTCCGGCAGAACGCCGTTGCGGAACACCAGACATCGGCTCTCATGGACCTTGAAGGAACCGTAGATGCTGGAAACATAGTAATATTCCGGCTGTCCGAACTTGGACACCCGGTTCCCCACGCCCTTCCCGCCGTAGTCCTGCTGATACAGGCTGGCGTAGTCGGGCTGTACAATGGAGCGCTCATAGACGCGCAGCTCATCAATGCTGCGGATATGTTCCCAGTCAACAGGCTCCTCCAGCCCGCGCCCATCGTCGATCAGCATGACGATAAGAGCGCCACCGTAGAGCCGCGCCCACTTGATGGCGGTGGCAGCTTTCTCTTCCCATTCGAGATCATCCAGAGCGTCTTCCACAAAGGCATTCAGTTCATCACTTTTCAGGTTCAGGTCGAAGCCATGCTTCAGCGCTTCCTCGGCAGGCGTATCAATGATTTTGGAGAACAGGCCGTTGCCCTCATACAGCCCAGTGAGCTGCATATCAGGGATGACCGGCTCCCGTTCAAACTTGTACGCCTCGGAGTTGTCCTGCTTGGTTCCGTACTTGTTCAGGAGGTTCACATAGCCATCCTCACGATGCGGACGCACAGCGCCGTTCTTCCGCCGGAGGATTTCACGGCCACGCTCATTCAAACGCCGACGCTCGGCCTCATCTTCAGGTATGTGCATTGCGCTTCCTCCTTCCTGTTAAAATTCAATGCGTCCATCCGACTCGTTCCAGATGCCAGAGGATACCACAACATCCGTCAGGGTGTTGAAGGTGACATAGTATGGATTGCCGGTAACATCAGCGCTCAGAATCAGCTCCAGCAACTTCACGCGGGCCAGCAGGTCGTTGATGCTGGATTCATGGCCATTGAGCAGGCTTTTCAGAAGCGTCCAGAACAGCAGCAGATTCCCACTGCCCAAATACTTCTCGCTGCTTGCGGTCATGTTGTTGTAAATGCCCTTGATGAGGCCATCATCCGCCTTTGCCACACTTTCCCGTGTAGCATAGCTGGTGAGGTCCACCTCGGCAGAGCCGACGATCTCAAAGATGCCGTGGATGAGCTTGTACGCTCTGTACTGCTTCCCAGCTTCACTGTTGTTCTTACGAAGGAAATAAATGGTGTCAGCGTTGGCCTCGCTGGGCGCAGGGAGAGCATCGACAGGGACGGCTTTCAGATGCCCAGCCCCGTTGACCTTTTCCACAACATCTTCCGTCGTGGCATAGCCGGAGTCGTTCTCCAGCGCAGAGGTCTTGGTCGGAACCTCGATGTTCACGACTTTGTTGTCGGGAGGGATAGCCTGCCCATTCCTCTGGATGCTAACGATGACGTTTTCTTCCGCATTGGCAGGAGCATGAGCCGACTGTACATGAGCTTCGCAGGTCTTCAGCGAATCGTTGATATCCTTGATGATGTCTTCCATCGCAGAAGACAACTCTGCAATCTGTTCTGCCGTGTAACCCTTTGCCTTCAGAGAAGCAAGCCTAAGCGCTTCAAGCGTGTTGAGTTTGTCGCTCATGTTCGCTTTCCTTTCCAAAAATAACAGCGGCAGGAGTCCATTCCCCTGCCGCTGCATTCTTATTTATGGGTTATCAGGCGGTTGCGCCAAAGACCTCGGTCAGCATCTCAGTGACCTCAGTGTCGGTGGCGATGGTAACGACCGCGGTCTCCACGCCATTGATCTTAATATTGCCTTCGGTGGTGCTGGCCTCGACCTTGGTAGCGCCATCAGCAATACCTTCAACCTTGGTGGAGGTGGCGTCCCACTTTGCTTTATCGCCGGTAGCGATCTTGTCCAGCTCGGCCGCATTGGCGTGAGAGTGCTTCTTGCCGACGGCATCTTTGATGTTGGCGTTGGTCTGGTCGTAGGTGTCCAGCAGTGCCTTGTTGGCGTGCTCATGGGCCTTGTTCAGGGCGGTCTGTACCTCGGTCTCCAGCTTTGCCTTAGTGATTGCGCCGTCGGTGATAGATGCGGTGACCTTATGAGTCTGCTCATCAATGGCGATGACAACCATATCACCCGCAGCAGAGCCGGAGGTAACGTACTCGATCAGGCCGCCGACATCAATGTACAGGGTGTCGTTGGTGGCATTTGCCAGAACCAGCTTGATATAAGTGCCTTTGGGCTGGCCGGTGGGGTTGGTCACAACAGAGCCAGACTTAACCACCATATCCTTCGGAATGTTGATAGCCGCGCCAACGGCAGCGCCATCCTTCATGAGCTGGTAGACAGCAGCATAGTCGCCGGACTTCTCAGACTTCTCCACAGTGTAGCCGGGAACCTTGATGTCCACAGCCTTATCCTCGATGCTCTGCACCACGCCGTTGACCTTAATGGTCTCCAGCACGTTGGCCTGTGCGCCAGCATCTTCCAGAGCCTTAACACGAGTAGCAACAGCGTCGCTCTCAGCCTTAGCTTTCTGTGCGAGCTGCTTCAGGTGCTTCAGGCGGGCCAGCTTTTCCTCATTGTATGCCATATCGTTCGTTCCTCCATATCGTTATCAGGTGTTATCGATGGGAAATACTTCACTCAGCATCTCGCTCACTTCGGAATCGGTCGCAATATCAACTGCGGCAGCGCCCAGAGGGGCGAGATCGCCAGCAGCGTTCTTGATGGTGTATGCCGTAGCAACGCCATCTGCGACCACGGAGAGAACCTGACCAATGTATGCGGTCGGGTTCGTCTTTGCATAGTTCTGCGCCTCCGCCAGAGAAGGCCAGACGCAGGTCGGGTCAAGAGCAAAAGCATCCTGACGTTTCATGCTCAGGGGGAACTCCATGTTGGAGTATGCCTTTGCGGTATTGTTCACAGCCATGTTCAGTTCCTCCCCTCTCAGCCCAGCGTAACCTTGAGGACTGCGGCATTGCCATAGGCAACAGCAGGCTCAAAGACCCAGACGTTGTAATCCTTCGCCGCATAGCCATTTGCACCCTCGACGGACACGGTAGACTTGGTGAAGGTGCTGGTGACATCCGCGTTCATCGCGGTTTCGTTGATGACCTTGGTGACACCCTTGGCCGTCGCAATGCAGGCAATCGCCACACGCTGCGCACCGACGGGGACATTGATGGTCAGCGTACCAGCTGCATATGCCTTGCCGGTCTTGCCCAGCGCACGGATGGCCGCACTGTCCAGCGCGGCCTTGCTGGCGGACGCACCGTAGAACACGTTGCGGAACGGGGTGTAGGCAGCGGTGTCCTTGGTCTTGCTGCCTGCTGCAATGGCAACGACCGGGCTGGAATCTGCACCGAGGTTGTCCTTTGCGGTTACGCCCGCACCGTGGGTTGCAGTCACGCGGTACTTCAGGCTGGACACGGCATTGTCGCCGCCTGCATCGCCGATGATGAAGCCAGAGCCGCTGTTGTTGTCAGAGCCAGCGGTCAGGGATGCTGCATCAGCAGTAGTCACCTGCGTGGTGGCCGCATTGGTGATGCGCTCGACCTTCCAGTTGGTGGCGGTAACGCCGGTGGCCGGGCCGTACTGGTAGGAGCCAGCATTCAGCGTTGCGCCAGAGTAGGCCGCAGCAGCTACCTTAGTGCCGGCCTCAACAGCACCAGCACCGGTCAGCGTGAACGTGCCGATGGACGGCTGGGCGGTGATGCTGGGCTGGAGCCGCTTGCTGAAAATCTCGGTCAGGGCATCCATGACGCTCTTGCCTTTGGTGGAGAAAGTGGCCGTGCCGTTCTGGCTCTTGGTCAGGTTGCCGACCTGCGTATAGCCACCGGCCAGCGTGATGTTCTCGCGCAGGATGACCTTATCGGCATCGACATTGCCGGTCATCGCCACCCACGCCTTGCCGTCGTAGAAGTAGGCGGACTTCTCGTAGGTAGAGTTGCCAACGGTGGTCGTGACCACGAAGACATCGCCCTTCTTGACGGCCACGTCGGTGTGAGCCTTGAAATACGCGGCGATAACCGAATCATCGGATGCAGACAGGTCTTCCTTCGTGCCTGCATACACCGTGCCGCCAATGCCGCCAGAAACGGCATTCAGCTGTTCGATGGTCGCATAGTTGCTCAGGTCAACGGTGGTATCATCCAGACGGACGACCTCCTCACCGACCTTAGCGTAAATGTCGTAGTACCCGGTGGCAGCATTCATCACCAGATACAGCACATTATCCTGCGCCTCATCGTTGGAAGGAACCTTCTCAACTTTCTCGAAGCGTGCATGAGCAGACTTTGCAATGGCGGTGGCGATGGCACTGTTGATTGCCTCGGTCGTCATGCTGTCTGCTGCATCCATCTTTCCGTCAATAACGGACTTCAGAGCAGCCGAGAGGTCAGCTTCCGAAATTTCGCTCTTCTTGGCGAGGGAGCCAAGCTCGGATGCCAGCGTGTACTTCGCCAGCTCCTGCTTCACTCTCTCCGCCTGCGCCTGCAACTGAGCGAGGGTTACAAGCTTACTTGCGGATACGGGCATTTGCATACCTCCAAAATTATATTTCACAGCAGTTTCAGCGCTGCTATGACGAATTAAGACCCTCTTTCAAGGGCGAGAGGACATCAGCCAAATACTTTGTTGAGCATATCGGCTACGTCCTTATCGGTGGCAATGTCATCCTCGCTGACGTTCTTGTCATTGGAGTCCGAGCCACCGGGGTCTGGTTTGGGAGCTTCCGGTTTGCCAAACACAGTGTCCAGCATATCTTTGACTTCTTCGTCCTTTGCGACTTTCCCATCGGCGACCTGACCTTGTGCCAAATATCGCAGCAGGTCACAATCGCCGCCATCGCCGCACTTCTGAACGGTGATAGCCTGCATGATGTCCCACTTCTGCGTAGTTTTCTTCCGGCCGTCCAGCCCGAAACCGACCACGGAAACGTAGAGCTTGCCGGGCTTCAGCACATCCTTCGGGATGTAGAACGCCTCATCGGCGAACTGCACCGGGACGGGCTTGGGACAAGCGCTGCTCGTGAAGACGACGATCTTGTCCAGTTCATCCCACGAGCTGTCAAATTTGAACGCGGCCTGAACAATGTCTACGCTGCCTGCGACAAGCTGGCCTTTCAGGTCATGGGTGATTTTCTGGTCATTGACCGAGAAAATAATCAGCATTGCATTCACCTCTTTTCTTACGTTATCAGCGAACGAATATCAAACGTGTTGTCGTTGTAGTAGGCGTTCGCCTGCGAATAGCAGTCAACTTGGTCATCGTGCGCACCGCTTGGGAACGCGGCCATTTCTTCCACAAAGTCCATCACCCACGGGCAGGCAGATGCCGCTGGGATGTAGACGTTTCCAGCTTCAGCCACAGCGGTGGTTGCATGGGCGCGGACCACCTTGCCGCCAAACGGCTCCACCGGGATGATTCCGGGGATTTCTTTCTTCAGCACGTCGATGACCGCCGTGCCATTGGCCTTGTCCTCGACCAGTTTTCTGGTGGTCTGGGGCCACTTTGAGGAAAGCCCGCGCATGGCATCCAGCGTTTCCGTGAAGCTCATGCGGCCACGCACCTGATCGAGCAGATAGCGGTCTGCGCCTTTCCTTGCCCAGACCTGTCCAACAACGAAGTCCGAGCCGTCCTTGTCCTTGAAGGTGCAGTCCCACGACTGGATGAAGTCATGCAGGCCGGACGGCAGCGCCGCCCAGCGTTTCCACCACTCTCTCTTGAACATACCGCCGGAGCTTGGTGTGGGGGTCTGCATATACAGAGAAGACCATGCGTATGTACCGACGGTCTCTTTCTGTTGTGCAGCCCATGCTTCGTCGTAGCCGCCCGCAGGCCACAGCGCCTCGCCTAGCTCACGGCCCAGAGGGTCGGTAGCCGGGTCTTCGCAAACGGCCGGGAGCGAGATAATGTCCCAGTCCTCAACCTTGCCGTACTCCGGGTTCAGGAGCCGGGCGGCAAGGTCATCTTCGTGCCAGCGGGTAAGGATGATGATAACAGCGCCGCCTGCGTGCAGTCGGGTACTCACCGTGGACTGGTACTCGTCCCACAGCTTATCGCGGTAGGTGGCAGATTCAGCCTCGGCGCGGTTCTTGATGGGGTCATCGACGATAAGCAGGTCTGCGCCATAGCCGGTGATGGAGCCGCCGATACCAACGGAGATCATGCCGCCCATGCCGTTGTCGAGGTTCCAGTTCGTTTTGGTGGCCTGCACTTGGGAGATGGTATGCCCAAACAGCGCAGGACCGAACTCCTCGACCTTATCGCGGTTCCGCTTGCCGAATTGCTGGGCAAGGTCGCCGCTATAGCTGATCTCGATGACACGCTTCTCTGGGTTCTTTCCCAGATAGAACGAGGGGAAGGTTTCGGTCACGGTCATGGACTTGCCGTGGCGCGGCGGCATGAATATCATCAGCCGCTTGGTCTTCCCCTCTATGATGCTTTCCAGCTTCTCGCACACAAGGTCGAGGTGTCTGGCTCTTTTCCACCTGCCCATGTGAACGTACTGGACATAATCGGCATAGTACCGTCTCGCCAATTCATTACGAAGCTCCTCACGGGACGCGGCTTTTTGAGCTTTAGAATAGGACCGTTTATTCGGAGTCTTCTTCATCGCTCATGCAGGCCAGAGCCTCCCTCAGCTCCTCCTCGCTCAGATTCTCATAAGGTCTGGCCTGAACAGAACCATCAAGCGTGACCTTCTGAGTCTGAGAGAACTCCTCTCTACAACGATTGTTGAGCCAGTACATTTGAGCCATTGTATCGGGAACGGCTTTCTTCGTGAGCGTTCTGACCCGGACCGGCTTCTGCTCACCAGTCCGAGGGTCTACGTCAATGACGCTTTCCTTTTCCTGATATTCAAAGCCTACAGCGCGTTCAAACAGAGATTTTTTTACTTTTGCGTCGGCGACTTCTTTTCCGCTCTGACAGGCCGTATTGAACGACGGGTACGTCTGTCGCCAGCGAATGATGGTCCTACGCGAAACGTGGAAGGCATCGGCAATGTCCTGATCTGTTGCGCCCTTGATAGCAAGTGACCATGCCCAGTCATCGTGGTACGCCGGATTGTACTTTAGAGGCGTAGGCATTTGCTATCACCTACTTCCCTGCCAGATAATCCGCAGCCCAGTATTCAAGGGCCTGCCACTTGTTCTTCGGGCCGATCTCGCCCTCCTTGACCATCTTGTCGAGCGCCTGCGTGATGGTATCAGCAGCCTCTTTGGGGATGGCCGGAGAGCCGAACAGGTTGGGCAACTGCACCCACTCCTGACTTTCATCGAAGTGCAGGTCATCGAACAGGGACTCGGTGGCCTTAATCATGGCGTGGATGGCAGCGCCGGTGTTCTTGACGTTGGCAAACTGCTGGTACTTCGTGATGGTTTCGATGAACTCCTCGTGCTGGTCAATATCTGCAACACCCAGCATATCGGGGCTGAGGGAACCCAGAACCTTCACAAGCTGGTCCAAATCACGGAGCTGATGCGGCAGGAAAGTGAACGTGACGTTCTTCCAGTCGAACTCCACCTTCGGGGACAGCAGCTTCTCAAGCTCGGCCATAGGCTCGCCGATGATGTCCTTGCCAATGTAGCTTTCCAGCATATCGTCCACATCGTCGATCATCTTGGCGATTTCCTTCAGGGTGGACTGGTCATCAAAGCCACTGATGGCGTTGTGCGCCAACTGCTTTGCGGCCACCTGAGAGCGCCGCAGGCCGGTAGTGTCCAGAATGACAAAAAGCTCCGTCAGCACACCGCTGTCCTTTGCAGAACGGATGCGGTGGTGGCCGGAGATAATCTCGATCTTGCCGTCGATGAGTGCGCAGAACGGGAGGCTTTCAAGCTGGCCCCGCTTTTTGATGTTGTCGGTGAGCTGCTTCTGCATCTCGGTCTTCATAATGCGAGCGTTGATGTCCTGCTCGCGGAAGTCGGTCAGCTTTACTTTGGCAATGACCAGACCGGAACCCATGTCGGCGACCGTTTCATATTTTACGGCTGCGCTGCTGACTTGGTTTTCTCGCGCTGTTTCTGCCATCGTTCTTCCCTCCCTAACCATTCATTCAATGCCTGTTTGGCGTTTCTATCGTACAAGGGCGACTCGTATGTGAGCCGGTAGCCCATCTTCTTATCCGGGACTTTCTTGGTCAACTCCATCAGTCCCCGCATTTCCTTGGCCTCCGGGTACTTGGTCATCTGCACCGTCTTGAGGGACTTGGCCTTTTCCTTCTCCAAATCCGTGCAGATATTCATAATCAGCGGCCTGTTCTGTGCAAGCATGGTCAGCAGCCGCCCCAGCCGGTAGGTCTTATGGGGAACGGTCATGCCGTACATGAGGAACACGGCATCGGAAACCTGCGTGCCGAAGGCTCCCATCGTGAGCGCCGACTTGTCCAGCCCGAACACGCCAGCCAGTTTGCCGTCGATGAGGACGGCCATGTTGATAGGCGCAGACGAGCCGACGAAGTTATGCGTCCAGAGCTTTCTGTAATACTGGGCGGCGGTGCGCTCGATCTGAGTAATCTGAATCTTGCTCTTGCGGGTGATTTCATAATCACGCGGCAGGATGCTGCAATCCAGCGGCTCCAGCTTGCCCTCGTTCGGGCGGGTAATCATTTTACCCTCGGCAAGCATGGTCGCCTCATCCGGGCGGTTGGTAGTCAGGTACACGTTGATGCCGTCACGCACACCATACCGGGCAAAGACAGGATGCCCGGCAGTGAGGCCCGGGGCGTTCTCCTCGTAGCACATCAGAAGGCACTTGGCATCGTTCATCTTGTCGTACAGCTCAGTCAGCCCGGTCTTCGGGTCAAAGATGCCGTACTCAGGTTCTTTCCACGTCATGCGCCCGCCGGTGTCATACCACTTCTCGAAGCCAGCGGCATAGGTGGGCGGGTTTGCGACCACAAGACAGTGGGGGTCATCATAGCACGTTTCAAGGTGCTTCCACATATCCAGTGGGCGGTAGCTCATCCCATGCAAGGACTGCTTGGCCCTGTCGAGCTGTGCACGGATTTCCGCCAGATGTTCCTCCTTGCGGTATTCCAGATCGCGCATGATGCCGTAGAAGTATTCCTTCCCGGCGTTCTTTACGGTTCGCAGGTACAACTGGGCATAGAGGGCAACCGCAGGGTCGAGCAGTTCCTCATTCGTGAAGCCATCCGCTCTGATTTCCAGCTCCTCAAGGGACTGGCCCGTGATAGCATATCCCATGATGGAGGTGAACATCGAAACGTCGCTGGCCTCAATCTCGCTGGGCTTGTACCCACACTGCGCCGCGATGTGCGACATGGCGAAAGCGCCGGCGCACGGCTCAACGAACCGGGTGTACCCCTGCTTGCGGGCATTTTCAATCAGCGGCTTCAGGAACTTCTGCTCCTGAGCAACCAGAGTTCCGAGGAAGAACGCTCCGGGGTTCTGGAACTTTGCCATTCATATCACCGACCTTTCTTTCAAATTTGCCCCTCTGGTTTCGACTGGAGCAGTTGCTTTCCAGAGGGTGGGTTGTTTCCAAAGACGTGAGCGTCTGGAAAACCCTTGTTCGTAGGCATAAAAAATGGGAGCCATGCTGTTTCCAACATGACTCCCTATGGTTGGTCCGCCGAGCAGGGATTGAACCGTGCGACCCCCTGATTAAGAGTCAGGTGCTCTACTTTCTGAGCTATCGGCGGGTATTACCACATTTTCATCTGGACTGCATCAGGCTCAACCGCTTTCTGCGGTTCAGGCTGTTTCGCCCACTTGTTTGGTGACGGGTCGGGCAGCTCCTCGATCATTTCTCCTGTTCTTTGGAGCCACCATTCTGCGAACACCAGTCTATGACACCACTCTCCGGGCTTTCGGACATCTTCGTAGCAACAAAGCACCACGGGCTTGCCCATGTCCTCATAATGCTGGAGAATCTGAGCAATCCGCGCCGTCCCTACTCTGTCCATGTGCTGGAAGTAGGGCGGCGTGAACCGCTCCCGGTTGTATTCGTTGAACAGATAACCCGGCGGCGCGATCTCCATGATGTTGCCTGCAAGCGTATACCGAAGGGGGAACTTAGGCGCTCCCCGCGTTATCCCAACGACTGTGTAGTTCCCGGTCTTGAGTTCCGGGTTACTGTACCGGCTGGTGTAAATCATGTGCCTCGCTCCTTCCGTACAAGCCAGCCAGAATCTTCACACCCTCAGCTATCTTCTCATCGAGATCATAGCCGAGCTGCTTGTAGAATCTGCCGTGGACCATGCACTCATACGCTCTTGTCATCGTGGAGGACTGCTCCTTCGTGATGCCGAGCCTGAAGTCCTTTGCAATCCGCAAAGCCCCTTTGAAGTCGCCGTCTGCAACCAGACGTCTGACTTTATCGGATTTTCGTTCCATCTGTCGTACCTCCTGACCTTTTCGGTAAGATTTTGGGCCTATCTTCATTCTAACCCTTTACCCACCGGAGTCAATCGGTTTTGCATTTTGAGCGAAATATTTTGGCTTCGCAGCTTGATACGAGGCCGGATGTGCCACTCGCGGTTTTTCCGGGGTGACACATCGGTTCACGCTTCGTATCTTACCACAGTGGTAATTGCACTGCAATAGCAAGTTTTTTGCAACTTTGCCAAAATTTTAGTCCAACCATCCAAAAATCAGGGCGCTCAACTTGGAAATACCCGCCTTCTGGTCGCGGAACACGGTTGACAAATCGACGTGTTCTTCATCGGCGATCTGCTGCTGAGTCTTGGGTTCAGGGGCAATGTAGAGGTCGTAAATCGTCCGATACCGACGCATTTCCTCCGCACGCTTGGAATGCTCACAGCGGAACTTGTAGTATTCCAGCATACGGTCGATGTGCTGCACGATGATGCGGGTGTGGGCAGCACTCTCCTGAATGCTCCTCACCACCGGGACCCTCACCCTGCCGTCGCTCTGACTCATCAGCTCCTCCATCAGCTCCTCGAAGTCATCATCCTCGGAGAGCTGGCTGGCTTCATACACGGCACTCTTGCTATGCTCTACAAAGCAGTGGTAATTCTGGAGCAGCAGCTTGGTATTATGCAGGCGCTTATCCTTGACGGCCTTTCGGTTCCGCTCCGCTTCGTGCTGGAACTTTTCAATGGCTGTTTCCGATGCCACCCGTACGATCTCCTGCATCATTTCCGGGGGAATTGTGACGTTCTTGTCTTCCTGTGCCATGTCTAAACCTCCCATCATGGGCTTCGCCCCCTTCCCCGCCCACGGGGAAAGAGGCTTGCCTTGTTTCTTACAGCGTGTTATACGTTCTGCGCAGGAGCCCCGCTTTGTGGGTGCTCTCCCATGTGAAATTGCCGCCCGTTACATTGCCGAAGTGGCCGTAGGCGGATGTCTGTTCATAGATAGGCAGGCGCAGGTTCAGGGCATCAATGATTCCCAGCGGGGTCAGTTCAAAGCAGCGGTCTACTGCATTGCAGAGCTTTTCCTCATCCACATTGGCCCCGAACGTGTCGATGCGCAGGGATACCGGGAGCGCCATGCCGATCGCATAGGCCAACTGGACCTGACACCTATCGCACAGACCCGATGCCACGACGTTCTTTGCAATATGCCGGGCCATGTATGCTGCACTGCGGTCAACCTTCGTGGGGTCTTTGCCAGAGAATGCCCCGCCGCCGTGGGGAGCATAACCGCCATAGGTGTCCACGATGATCTTCCGCCCGGTCAAGCCGGTGTCTGCCGCAGGGCCACCCTGCACAAAACGCCCGGTAGGATTGATGTACAGGTCGTAGGTGTCGATGTTAAGCCACGGGAGGTGCTGACGGGCTTCCTGCAAAACAGGCGTGATGACATTTTCCACCAGCGGGTGCATCAGCATAGGGAGGCTTCCGTCCGTGTGCTGGGTGGAGATGACGATGGTGTCGATACGCCGGGGCTTCCCATCCCCCTCATATTCCACCGTTACCTGCGTTTTGCCATCCGGCAGGATAAAGGGGATGGTTCCATCCTTGCGGGTCTGGGCGAGCTTGTAGGCCATCTTGTGCGCAAGCATGATGGGCAGGGGCATCAGCTCCGGGGTTTCGTTGCAGGCGTAGCCGAACATCATGCCCTGATCGCCCGCGCCACCGACCATGTCGCTGGTTCCCATTGCAATATCAGGGGACTGCTTGTGGACGGACACCATGACCTTGCAGGTGTCGGCATCAAAGCCAGATGCCCCGCCGGTGTAGCCGATGTCACGCAGGACCCGCCGGGCAATGCCCTCAATATCCACATCGACCTTGCTCGTGATCTCGCCTGCGATGAACACCGTGTCGGTGGTGCAGCAGGTCTCACAGGCCACCCGGCCCTCCGAGTCCTTCGCCAGCACTGCATCCAGCACCGCATCAGAGATACGATCGCACACCTTGTCGGGATGACCCTCGGTCACAGACTCAGACGTAAACAGCTTTCTCATGCCTTTTCCTCCTCAGCATTCTTCTTGTCTTCCTGCTCGTGGTGACATACAGCAGCAGCAGCCTGCAAGAGTCTCATCAACTCATCCAGACGGACGCTCACCATAACGGGCTTCTCCCCGTGGACAGAGAACGAGACCGTTCCCCGCGTATAGCTGGCAAGCATATTGCATTCTGCCGTACCCATGCTTTCGATGCCAGCCGGTTTGCCATCGACCGCCGCAAAGGTGGTCATGGCTGCGTTCACCGTCATCTGCACCCCGTCAGGGATGCCGGACACCTGTGCAGGGACCTTTACGACGTGGCCCATAAGGGGATTCTTATTTTCTTCCATGTGTTCTCCTTTCTCAGAACGGGATGTCATCATCATCGGGCAGCAGGCGGAAATCATCGTTCGTGGGTTCCGGCGCTGCCTGCGGGGTGGAGCCGCTATCTTTCTTGGACTCGCCGAAGAAGACCTGATCGCAGCGAACCTCCGTCCGCTTGCGCTTCACCCCGTTTTTCTCGTAGGTGCGTGTGGTAAGAACACCGCTTGCCTCAATACGCTTTCCCTGCTTGAAATACCGGGCGACAAACTCAGCTTTCTTTTCCCACGCCACGCAGTCGATAAAGTCCGTCTGGTCCTTAACGCCGGGCCGGTCAACCGCAACCGTGAACTCCACCACGGGCTTTCCGTTGGGAGTGGTGCGCAGTTCGGGGTCGCGTGTCAAGCGGCCGCTGATGGCAATAATGTTCATAGGGTAGCTCCTTTCATCATCGTAGTAGTCGAGTTCCAGATAGTTCTTCCCGAATGCCGCCCGGAAGTCTGCGACGCTGGCTTTGTGGGCCATCATGTACTTGATCTGCCAGAACTGCTTCAGGGCATCAGAGGTTTCCCTGCACTGGTGCGCCGCATACTGACCGTTCCGATGGCAGCTCTCGCCGCACAGGCCCACCTTCAGGCCATACTTTTCGGACTTATCCCGAAACGGCCCCGGGTAGACGTGGTGCTCCTCCAGCCAACCGGTCTTTCCGCACAGAAAACAGGTTCCGTACCTCATTCGGCATCACCCTTCCGGGCGTTGGGGTTCTCCACCTCCAGCAGGATGCCGCCGCATTCCAGACACTCTACCACGATCTTCTCCGGCTCCTCATGGTCGCCGACCTGAACCGTGCCGAAGCCGTTGCAGGCGATTTCCTCTGCCAGATGAGGCTCCAGAATGCTGTTATCCACATAGCGGGGATCTTCTGCGAGGTAGGCAGAGCCGAGGGCGATGATGCCGTCTGCGGTCTCCGCATAGCAGTGGCCTGCGCTCCGGCTCACCGTCATCCGCTCTCCCACAAGGACTTTGAGGATGCCCCACTGGTCCTTGATGCCGCACTTATCGGGGTTGCGCAGGATGTAGCCCTTGTCATCGCTGATGACCGTGTAGTCAACATCCACGATGCCTTCCGGGAGCTGGGGCGGTTCCTGCTCCACAGGGGGCGCAGCATTCTGGCGGCTCTGGGCCGTGTCGAAAAGCGAGGTCTGACCATCGTCGATGTCCTTCATCACATACTCCATCAGCTCCTCATCCCACACCAGCTTGCGGTTGCCGGAGAGGTTGCCGGTCGTTTTGTCCTTGACCTTGATTTCGGTGCTGATCTCGTGGCTGAAGCTGGGCTTCATCACCTGCACGGTGTCCCCCTCCCGCGTTGCATCGAAGTTCCGTTCCGGAGCCGGGGTCAGTGCCACGCTGATTTTGCAGTTGATGGAGGCGCTGTCGCTCTGGAGCCTGTCCATCTTCTGAAGCAAGCGCTGGAGGGCGCTGTCGAAGTCCATCTTGAAGGCGTTGAAGGTGTCCGCGCTCAGGGACAGCACATACGTTTTGTCGCTCATAGTCATTCTCCTTTACTGTTCATACGGTATATCTGAGATTTCAACGATAACACGCGGGGTGTCGGAGTAGAACTTCCGAACCAGTGCGTCTACGATCTGGGCATCATCGCGGTAGGCAATGCCGTTCAGGGCATCGCAGATGACTTTGCCGATGTTGTCGAAATCAGGCTTTCGTGTCGGGCGTATCAGGCGGTCGATCATGGCAAGGTGTTTTTTCTGGCTGGCCGACCTCGGGACGGAGAGAAACGCAAAAATCCTCACGCTCAACATGGCGTCATCAGCAAACCGAACCCCGGATTGGATTCTGTACTCGGTCTTTACGAGGTTTTCGTACAGAACCGTGTTTTCCGGGGTTCTGGCTGTCACATGGCCGCATACGGTTGAGAATTTCGGGCGTTCCTTACCTCGCGGCTCCCCGTAGATGCAGAATTGCGTCCTCATTCCCCTGCCGCCTGCTTCGGCTTGTCGTTCGGAGTGTACTCCAGATAGTATTCGTAGCTTTTCTTGCCCTGCCGGAGCTGCTTGCCCTGCCGGACGGTGTAGTCGTTCTTTACGAGGATGGCAGCTACTGTCAGCCGGTCCTCAACGCTTGCGATGATAACTTTATCCATCGTTGCCCTCCAAAAAGTTCTTCATCTCGTCAAATCTGCGGGCCGCTTCCGCCTTTCTCCACGACCGACCTGTGAACTGCATCGGGTAGCACATTTCAAAGATACGGTCATAGATGCGGGTGTAGCGGATGTCCGCAGATTCTTTCATTTCGGTCATGCTCAGGTTCGTGGTGAGGATAATAGGGCGCTTGGCCCTGTACCGGCTGTCCACGATGTCGTAGACCTTTTCCAGCGCAAAGTCCGTGCTGCGTTCAGCACCGAGATCATCAATGATGAGCAGCTTTGCCCTGTTCAGCCGGGCAATCAGAGCGCTGTCATCCTCACTGAAACCCTGCATGGTTTCCAGCAGCTTTACAAACGAGGTCATCACTACCGGGACCCTCTGACTCAGGAGATGGTTTGCAATGCAGGCCGCTGCGAACGTCTTGCCGGTTCCGACACCGCCATAGAACAAAAGACCTTGATTCTTTGCCAGCATTTCGTCGAAGTGCTTCGCATACCGTAGGCAGAGCTTCAGGTTGTAGGCATTGTCTTTGGTCTGCTGGAACCCGTCAAAGCTGATGTCCCGCAGGCGTTCGTCCATGAGGCTTTGCTGTTTCAGCGCTTGTGCTGCCCGCATTTCCCGGTCCTGCATGAGCATCTGCTCTTCCTGCTTCCTCCGTTCTGCCCGGCAACGGCAGGACACCGGCATTTTGACCCGGACTTTCTTTTTAGGGTCGAACGGAACGGCTTTCAGGTCGGGCATATTGACTTCTACCTGCCGCCGGGTGTGGCAGTTCCCGCAGACGAGGAACCCTTCATCGTCGTAGTAATCACCGTTCTCCGGCTGATTTGCCGCCTGCGCCTGACAAACAGCACCTTGCAGCAGGCCATCAAACTCACCCATTCTGCTCACCCCACTCTCTGAACGGATTTTCTTCAGCCGGCGTAGATTCGCTTGCGCCCTGCTGAAGCAGGCCCGGTTTCTTTTCTTTGACCCGGTCTACGACCCAGCAGAGGATGGCGCGGTAGTCGTCCTTGTAGGTCTTTCCTCGTGCGCCCTTGTAGTTGTCAAGCTCCACAATGCAGGCATCCGCAAAGGCTTTGCCGTACAGTTTCACGAGCCGGTCGTAGTTCGCTTCGCTCATCTTCACGAACTCCGCATAGGATTTCTTATCCGGTTTCGGCTTTGCTGGCCGCTTGACTTCTGGTTCCACAGGAGGTTCCATCTGTTCCGGCTCCGGGGTCTTCGTTGCAGGCTTTGCGGCCTCTCGCTCTATCTGACGGGCTTTCCGCTTTCGTTCCGCATCCAGCCTGCGGTTTTTCTGGAGCTTATACCACTGTTCCTGCCATGTGTCCCAGTCATGGATGTAAAAGCCATCGGCCACCACATCAATCCAGCCGGTGTCCACAAGGGCTTGCACCACTTTGCCCATGTCGAGCTGGCAGTCCTCGCCGCAGCCGTACAGGTATCGGCTCAGGACTTCGAGGTCTGCATCCTTGACCAGCCCGGTCTCATCGGCGTTCTTCATGCCCCAGAACCACAGGAAGTTCAGGATGCCGAGGGCTTCAAACTTGGAACACCCGATGGCGCGGTATAATCTACGGAGCTTCGTACCGTCCACCTCCTGATGTACGCTTATCCACGGCATCCCCTCACCTTCCTTTTCCGCCGGTGGCTTTATTCTTCGGCTGCACCGTCATTTTTGGTGCCTTCCTCAGCTTCCAGCTCCGCCTTGTGGGCCGTGCAGATTTCGACCAGCCGCTCGACCACCTTGTTGTAGGTGGACATCTTCATGCCGGTCGTAGAGGTCAGCCCCATCTCCTCGATGATGGACTTGACCACGGCATTGCCCTTGTCCTTGCCGAAGTTTGCCTGCGCCGCCTTGAAAAGCTGCTGGCGCTGCTCCTGCGAGATGACCGGGTCTTCTTCCTCGGCGGGCTGTTCTTCCGGCTTCTGGTCATCCAGCTCCTTGTAATTCACCGGGATAGCACCAGAGGCAACCATTTCGTCTTCCGAGTAGACTCCCTCATAGTCCTTGGGGAAGGCATCTCTCACACACTGGCTGATGGCAACCTTGTTGATCATGGTCGCGGGCTTGTTCTGCCAGTTGGCCTGCCCTTTGTTGTACTCTCCGAAACTGACCTCCTTGAAGGCCGTGCGCTCCTTGCCATTGCGCATGAAGTACACCCGGCACCAGCCGCCGACCAAAGACTCGCCCGGATAAAGGCAGCAGCCCTCTTTCTGAAAAATCTGGTCGCCACGCAGAACAGTGATGCCATCCTGCTTAAACAGGTAGTCGGGGTGTTCAAATGCCCGGCGCAGGTAAGCATCCTTGCCGACAACCATCTGCGCCGGGTCCTTCTCGCTGTACTTGATGAGGTAGACCTCACCCTGAGCCAGCGGGTTGAGCTTCTGCTGGCGGCAGGTGTTCATAAAGAACACGAGTTCCTGATTGCTTACCAGTTCTGCCCTGCCGCGAACGAGGTACTTCTTCACGAAATCCAAATCCAGCTCAACGTGCGTGCCCAGAACATCGTAGCTGACAACGAGAGCGTTGCTCTCAGCTTTGCTCATAGCAGTAGACATATTCTTTTACCCCCTGAAGCTCATTTTTGCGACCTGACGGTAGGTGATGCCGGGAATTTCGATCTGGCCCTTCGAGGTACGGATGAGGCGCATAACAGCGGCCTGATCGACCGGGCGGAGCTCAATGCCCGCCACTGCCAGCGGGACCGCCTTGGGTTCGATCTCGACGATTTCCCAGTCTTTCGAGGTGCTGACGCCGGAGACCTTCGGGGTGGCTGCGGCAGGCACTACCGCATAGCTTGCAGCATCATCCATGATGGCGGCTTCCTCAAAGGCGGCCTCCGCTCCATCTGCGTCACCGGCGGCTTCCAGCGTAGCCGCTTCCTGAATCTTGCGCTCCCGTTCAGCTTCCGCTGCCCGTCGAGCAGCTTCTTCAGCTTCCCGGCGCTTACGCTCCTGCTCTGCAATGTAGGCGCTCATCACCTGCTTGACCGTCTTCTCGGCGTTGCGCAACGGGGTCAGCATGGCCTTTTCCCGGTCGCAAACCGCTTTGTGGGCCTGATAGGCGCTGTCTTTCATGGGCTTGAAGAACGTCGTGACCTGCGACGCCTTTTTCTTCAGCATCTTGCCGAACTCACCGGCAAAGGCGTAATCTTCATCGGTCTGTATAACCAGCGACTCCGCCTGAAACTCGATGTCGGTCACATCGCGGGAGAGCTGCTGCTCATCAACGATTTCGGCCTTCGGAACGATTGCCACCATAGTTTCTTTTTCCATCTGTCGAACCTCCTAAAAATCACTCGTTCATGTAGTTCTTAATTGTCATCAAGGACGAGAACACCGACCAGCACTTCCCACTCCGGGGAAAGCACACTTCCTGATAGCCCTTCTTGGACAGGTGGAGAATCAGCCGGTCATCGACCTTGCCGAGGTAACCGTAAGGGGTGTAGCCATCAGGCATTTCACGCACCTCCTTTCTTAGAGCTTGCAGCTGGAACCTGCAGGCTCTTTCTTTTTGTCAAGCTCCTTTCCTCTTGACATTTATAATTTTACCGTGTTTAGTAGGTTTCGTATGCCGACGAACTGCTCGAGATTTTACTGATTTCGCTAAGCACTTCTGACAGGCGCTTATTTCGTGCCAGGCAGGCGAATGAGCTCGCTCTTAGCCTTGGCGC